AGGAAGCGTTCTACTGGGAGCGCGTGTTCCTGATGTTCGGGACGGCGATCGCGGACGCCGAGACGCTCGCGTTCGGGATGGGTGTCGACCGGCACGCCGTCAGGCTCGCGCTCGAGCGAGGCTGCGAGCCGAGCCTGGTGTTCCGGATCTTCGCACCGATCTAGGCCGCAGCGGCCTCAATAGGCGGCGCGACGTCAGCCTCGAAGACGAGATACACGAAGCCGAGCAGGCTGGCGAGGCCGTACAGGGTGGTCGTGAGACGGCGGCGGCGGACCTTGCGGTCGAGGCGTCCCTTTGTCGGGAGCCACATGCGTTCGACGTATTGCGGATTCATCGGTTCTCCTTCGGGGTTGGCTGTTCACCGGACGCGGCAGGGACGGCGGATCTTCCCGGTACCGCTCGGTCTACGTTGACATCGTTGATTGTGAAATGGAAAACTGGGTAGCAGGGAGCTTGAGTTCCGAGCCTGTGGCAGGGGGATAGGCATGTCAGAGCCGGGAGTGGCCCCTGAGGGGTTGACCAGGCCGGACGAGGTAGTCAGCCAGCCAAGTCAGAGGAGCCTGCTTCTGGCTCGCCTGGAACTTCTGGAAGCCTTCGCAGCACATCTCGCAGCAGCGCTTCCACCACCAGAAGACGCTCCACGATCTCATCTTCGTCTGGTTGATCCTCTCCTCGGAGAAGCCAGCTAATCGGTTTCCCGGTCGCCTCAGCGATCTGGCGGAGCTTCCTGTAAGGGTCGGATTCACCGGATTCGTAGTACTGGATCTGGCGCATTCCGACGCCCACGAAGTCGCCCAGTTCATCCTGAGTGAGGCCCGCCTCAACGCGGGCCTGCTTGATCCGGTCACCGATCCCCACCACGACTCCTCTGGTCGACGCTTCGTCGAGGACATCGAGAAGCAGTCTCCGTAAATTGCGGGTGTTTGTCGCCGATACCGGATTGCGTGCTACTTGACTTCGCATCTGCATCGTGTATATTGCGCGATATGGGATTGCGTGTCAAGCCTGATCTCGCGAGCCAGATCCGTGACGCACGCTACGCGGCGGATCTCTCCCAGAAGGATCTGGCGGAGCATCTAGGCGTCTCGGCCCGGACGGTGCAGTACTGGGAAGCGGGCAAGACGCCGTATCCCAAGCACCGCCGCGCGATCAAGGAGTTCATCGCGTTCGTGAACTGCGAGGAGGCCGCGTGACCACCACGTTCCTCGCCCTCTGGACGGCCCTCGCGTTCTTCGGGGCGATCTGGGTCGCCTGGATCGTGTTCGGGGCGATCTGGGTCGCCTGGATCGTGTTCGAGAGGCGGATCTGGTGAGCACCTCGGTGATTCGCAAGCCGCGCAACCCGAGCAGGGAACTACGGCGCGAGGCTAACGAGGTTGTACGCGAAGGGCGCCGGGTGCGCGAGTCGCTAAACGCCGTCGTGAAGTTGTGTGATCGGCGCAGGCTTGAGTCACGCGTAGTCAATGACGCCGGCTTCGAGGTGACGACGTGGGATCGGATGAGTGACGCCGACGTTCTGTCGTCGCTTCATCAGGCGTTGACGTGGTTGCAGACCGCCGAGAACGAGATGCGCACGACACGAGTTTTTCTGGAACGTGCGATCGAGCGAGCCGAAAGGTTGGTCAGATGAGCGCAGCAACGAAGCCGCGCCTACAGGTTGTGGGCAAGACAAAACGCTTCAAGTCAGTTGAGATCGCGGAGCGACGCGAGAACCACGACGCATGGGAACTCGCGGACGCGATCTACGAGGACATTCTTTCGGAAGTTCCGGAACGTCAGGTGGCCACACGAGGTGCGAATGATCCCACCGTCGGGATTAAGGACGCAGCCGAAAGGGTCTACGACGCGCACACAGCTGCCGGGACGGAGATCGGCCTGAACTACGTGCGTCAGATGTTCGACACGGTGCGTGTCTGGCCGGCGGAGGATCGGCTGCCGGACAAGGCGTCGTTCGTCGTTCACTCCGAGTTGCGTGGCAAGGACTATCCGAACCGCCGCGAAGTCATCCAGAAGCTCGCCGCGAAGAGCGAGAGCGGACGACTCAGTTGGTCTGACCTGCGCCGTTGGAAGTCAGAGCGTAAGCCGACCCCGTTCAAGACGTTCCTTCAGATCGCCGAAGAGCGCATCCGCCGGGCCGTCCATGACGCCGGCAAGCCGTGGCACATGGTCGCCGGGAGTGACCGCGAAGAGATCGTCTCGGTCCTTCGCACGATCGCGAACGAGATCGAAGCGGAGACATTCGCATGAGCGCTGTTGGGAGACGGGTGAAGGTCTATCGGTTCGAGGGAGCCGATGAGTACAACCCGCCGATCATCGACTACGCGAGCATGTCCCGTGACGAACTCGTCGACCACTTCATAGACGATAACGGCCTCGCGCATTTCCTCGACGTCCAATACGCCGGGATCGAGCCTGCGCTGTGGGATTGGCGGATCATCGCTCGCGACCTCTATGCGTTCTGCTCGTACCTGACGTTTTCACCTGAGTACCTCAAAGAGCTATACGCGATGCAGAAGGAACGGCAGGCGGTCGCGTGAGCGGCGTCGACCTGGATCTGCTCCGCGCGAACCACGCCGAGACGCGTGACGCCGCGCTTGAGCTCGCCGCCGCCGTCGCGGAACGCGTGACCGATGGGCCGTTCGACACGGGCGCGCTCGCCCTGACGCACGGCCTCGCGGCGAACCTGACGATGCTGCTGCGCCGCGAGAAGTCCCTACGGCGCGCCGTCAAGGCTGAGGTCGCCGGGTAGTGGTGGCCATCGCCTCGTTCGATGTGCCGCCGCTCCGCAAGCCCGGCTGGATGGACGAGGCCGAGGTCGTGCGCGAGGAACGCGAGCGGGAGCGCGACGAGGACAACCAGCGCTTCGAGGACTTCGACGCCGACCGCCACTACGCCTACGGGGAGTCCGAGTGAACACCGCGACGATCAAGATCACGGCCGCCGAGCGCAAGGAAGGCGTCTCCAAGAAGACCGGTAACCCGTACACGAAGTACATCGTTCACGCGGAGGGCGGGGGCCAGTACGACACCTTCGATGCGGGCCTCTATACGATCGCGTTCGGCGCGGTCGGGCAGCAGGCGACCGCTCTTTACGAGGTCGGCCAGTTCGGCAACGACCTCAAGAGCCTCGTCGTCATCGAGGGAGAGTCCATCGCCGTGAGCCAGGACTTCGCCCCGCCCACGGACAGGCCGGCCGCTTCCTCCGATGGCCCGGACTGGGACCTGATCGGCCTCCGCAAGACGCGCTGCGCGCTCTGGGCTGCCCTGTTCTCCGGGCCGCTACTCCAGGGGCTCGCGACCCCCGAGGCCGTGACGCGCGGCATCGCGATCGTCACAGCAGCCGAGTCGGACACCTTCCATCGTGCACCGGCACAAGCCGAAGAGGACATCCCGTTCTGATGGCGGGCCAGCCGTACAGCAAGGACGACCAACTCGCGCGCAAGACGCCGCGCTACCACCGCGTCGTCGCGTCACCGAAGAAGTGGCAGGCGATCGCAGACGCGAAGCAGGGGCCGTGCCGAGTGTGCGCCCACGTACCGCCGAACGAGCTGCATCACGTCGTGGCAAGAGCGCATGGAGGCGGCGACGTTGCGGAGAACATCGCGCCCGTGTGTCACGGATGTCACGGCTTCATCACACGCCGGAACCAGCCGACCATCAAGGCGTTCCTCGCGGCACTCACCGACGAGGAGTACGCGGCGGCGGTCGAGACGGGCGGCGAAGACTTCTTCGAGCGCGCCTACGGGCTCAGGTACGACCGGTGACCGCCCGCGAAGTCTCCCTGCTCCGCAACCGCGTTTCCCGGATCAGGCTCGCCCATGAGGAGAACCAACGAGACGCCGGGCCGTCCCCCCTACTCCCTCGGGCGGCCCGGTGTGTGTATTGCGGCACGCGGTTGGCGGCGCGGCACCGGATCGCGTGCCCGACCCACCTGGACCTTCTCAGCGTCGACCCGAAGTACGTGTTCCTCGAGCGGAAGGCGGTGCTCGCGTGACGTTCGTTCAAGGTGTCGCGGTCGGTGTCGCCGGATGCTGCGCGATGGCGCTCGCCACGATCGCGTTCGTGCGTTGGCTCTTCGGAGACGTGAGCGCGTGAGCGCCACGCTGGTCGTACTTCTCATCTTGGCGATCTTCATCGGCCTCTACTTCTACGTCGCCAACGATCTGGCGGAACTGATCGCGCGTGACCGGTTCCTAGACGAGATCTGGAGCGACGAAAGCGTTGGCGCGTCGGTCGGGCCACAGTCCTCCTCCTTGGAGCAACTGACGGCTGGCCCGGCCGCGCGCGCCGGCGGGCCCTACGACTGGAAGAGCGAGGGGTTCGTGGCGTGAGCGCCGTGACTGATGCGCCGGCACCTGAGAAGGTGCGCGTCATGCAGATCAGCTACGCGATGGGCCTCTACCTGGGGGAGCTTGCCAGGCTGGGGCGCACACCTCGCACACTCGACCGCTACGAGCGGTATCTCGGCAAGCTCGACGACATGTACCGCCACATCGACGTCGAGGAGATCACATCCGCGATGGTCAGGCGGTATCTCGACACGTTCCGGTTCAACGCGAAGAAGGGCGGTCAGGTCCCGAACGCGGCATCGACGCAGGCCCAGGTCGCGTCGATCGTCCGGTCGTTCTTCCAGTGGCTCGATGATGAGGAGTACATCAAGCGGAACCCGGCTGAGCGGATCAAGCGGCCGAAGATCCAGCCGTCCCACGAGAACGACAACGTCCTCACCGTCTCAACCGAGGACGTGCGGATCCTGCTCCTCGAGGCCGCGAAGTCCGCCAGGTGGACCGACAGGATCGCTGTGCCGCTCGCGGTCTACACCGGAGCTCGCCGCCACGCGCTCGCCACGATCCGCCGGCGCGACTACGACCCGTTCGCGGGGACGCTCCGTTTCCAGGAGAAGGGCGGCAACACGATCGAGAAGCCCGTCGCCGGGAAGCTCGCAGCCATCTTGGACGCCGCGATCTTCGCCGGGGTCTACGAGACTGACGACGATTACCTCGTGCCCTCGGAGGCCGAGCAGCGCCGCGACGGGGACCGTGACGACCGGATCATCTGGAAGTCCGTCAAGCGGGTCGCCGCCAGCGCCGGAATCGAGTCTCACGTTCACGCGCTGAGGGCCGCGTTCGCCGTCTATTACCTCGAGTCGAAGGGCGACGACAACATCCTCTCCCTCAAGGACCTGATGGGCCACCAGCGCCTCGAGACGACGCTGATCTACCTGCGCCGGCGCAACCGGAAGGTCGGCATGGAGTCCGTCCGCGACCTCGACTGGGACATGCCGGAATCGTTCGAAGCCTTGCCTGTCACGGAGAAGGAGGGATTCGAACCCTCGATTCCTGAGTCACCGCTAACAGAGCGGGAAGGAACCCCTTCGGAGCCACATCTCCCGGTAACACGCGGAGGGGACGCGTGAGCGTCGAGGCTCGGATCAACGAGACGGTCGATGCGTGGCTGGCCGTTCGCGTGGCAGCCCACCATGCGCGCGGCGGTTCCGACGCCAAGGTGCGCGCGATCGACGTCCCGACGTATCTGCGTCTCCTGCGCATAGTCCGCCTGGTCGAGCATGTCCTTGAGCCATGGCGGCGCGAACTTGGGGCCGAGCATTCGCGGGCCTATGAGCTCGTAACCACGTCGGAGCAACTCGCGCTGGAGATCGCCGCATGACCCGCAAGCCGGACTCCACGTCCGAGGCCGTGTCAGCCCCGGAAGGAACGGGATCCTGAGACTGTGGCTCGCCGTTCTCGTCACGGGTCTATCGGGTGTGCCGGCCGCGGAAGCGCGACCTATGCCACGAGACTGGCATGCACCGCGCGTGTGGCTCGCGCAGGCGGTCTGCATCCACGAGCACGAAGGCGCCTGGAACAGCGAGACCGGCAACGGATATTCGGGAGGGATGCAGTTCACCGGGTACACCTGGCGGTCGGTCGGCGGCGTCGGGCTGCCGTCACGGGCATCCCCTCGGGAGCAGCTCTACCGGGCGTGGCTCGTGTACCGGCGCGATGGTGGGTCCTGGCGCGAGTGGGGAACGGCGAGCGCGTGCGGGCTGCGGTGAGACCGTTCGCGCCCGAGTGCTGGATCAACGGATGCGCCCGTCCTTGCCTCGAGGGCCGAGTGCTCTGTGCTCTTCACGCGCCACAGCAGAGGCCCGCGTGACGCTCCTCGAGTTCCGTGATCCGCGGGTCCTGCGTGAGCACCGTCGCTGCGGCAAGTGCGGCGACACGATCCTGGTGTTCGTCATGGACGACGCGTTCCTGCCTCGTGAGCCGCACTTCCGGTGCTCGGAGTGCCACGACGTCCCGGAGGCGACCGAGAGCCGTGTGGCGTCCCTGGTGGTCGTGCAGCCCGAGCTGGAGCTATGAGCTGGCTTCGCATCGACGACGGCTTCTCGCGGCATCCGAAGGTGACCGCGCTGACGCATAAGGAGCGCTGGACGTGGATGGAGATCCTCTGCTACGCGGCGCGGTATCAGACGGGTGGATGGCTGCCCGAGAACATCCGCGAGTTCGTCCCGGGTGCCACACCGAAACTCGTCGCTCGCTGCCTCGAGCTCGCCCTGCTCGATGACGAGGCCGGCGAACTGCGCGTCCATCACTGGGAGGAGTACGCGCCGAAGGACCCGACCGGAGCCGAGCGACAGGCGGCATGGCGCAAACGCAAGAGAGACGGTGACGTAACGGAAACCGTAACGGCGGGCGTAACGGCAAACGTAACGCCGGAACCGTCTACCTCGCGCGCGTACGCGCCCGCGCGGCCCGTCCAGTCCCCAAGAGAAGATCAAGAACACAGGCCTGTAGAGGATGACGAATCCGGGAATCTGGAAACCCTGTCGTTCGCCCATGCGCTCCGGTTGTTCGCCGCGATCCGCGACGGCGACAAGGACGACCACACGCGCCAGGTGATCCTCTCGTACTCGCACAAGCTCCCGCCGGCGGCGTTCGAGGGCGTCCGGGAAGAGCTCCTCGAGGGACAACGGACGATCCGCAATCAAGGCGCCTGGGTCAACTCTCGCCTCTCGAAGCTCACCGAGGAAAGGCAGATCGCCTGATGGCCACCTTCCCGATCGCCCACCGCAATAGCCGCAGCACCGGCCTCGTCCCAGGACGCCGCACCCAGCCCACCACCACCACGCCGGGCCGCGTCACCTGGATCACCGACCCATCCGACGCGCTCACCCTGCGCGGCATTCCGGCTATCGGACGTGGCGTGGCCGGCGCCATCGCGGGTACGAATCCGGCACAATCACACCGTGCCTAGGCCCGATCCCCAAACGGCCGCCGAGATGTACGCCGAAATGGAGTTCGAGAAAGGCACCGAACGTCTATTGCTCGAAGCACTCGACCATGGATTCTTCGCAGACGCGCTCTCTGATTACGTCAAGACGAAGCCGCTAGGTCTGGATGGGCCAATCATTGTCGAGCACCGTCCACCAGAACGTCCGACGCCCCACCTACCATCCTGACTAGCCCAGCCATCCGCTGAATCAGCGATGGCCGTGAGCCGCCGGCGTTCGGCTACAAACGTCACCCCTACGCGCTAGCCAGCACCACACGCGCTTGAGCACACACCCACACCCCAGGGGGGGTGTTTCCGCCACGGACAACGGCGGCGCTGACCCCCGAGTCAGAAAATACCCCCGTGCTGCTACGTCGGCGCGTGGGTACGGCACAGCGCATCAGAGAGCCCGCGCGATGTTGCGGCCGCTGGTGGAGGCGGGCTCGGCGGTTTGCGCGCGGTGTGGCCGGCCGATTCTGCCGTTCGAGCCGTGGGATCTTGGCCATGACGACAACGACCGCTCGCGGTACAGCGGCCCGGAGCATCGGCGCTGCAATCGAGCGACGGCGGGGCGACGGCGCTTGCGGAGGTCGCGCGCGTGGTAGCGGTTGCGGAGCGGACGTCGCAGGCGCCGCGGATCGAGGTCGTCCCGGAGGGGATCGATCATCCGTTGTGGGGCGAGGTCGTCGAGTTCATCGCGGCGCTCGGCGTCACGCTCGACGAATGGCAGATGATCGTCCTGCGCGCGGCGCTCAGGCGGAACGGTGATCTGTGGGCGGCGTTCGCGGTCGCGGTCTGCGCGCCACGCCAGAACGGGAAGAACGGGATCCTCGAGATCCGCGAACTGATCGGGCCGCTGGTGCTCGGCGAGAAGCTGCTGATCCACACGGCGCACTTGGCGGACACGTCGAAGGAGGGGTTCCGGCGCCTGGATGATCTGATCGACGCGAACGAGTGGCTGTCGTCGCAGGTTCGGCATATCTGGCGGACGAACGGTCATGAGTCGATCGAGTTCATGGACGGCCGGCGGATCCGGTTCCGCACCCGGACCAGGGGCGGCGGCCGTGGTTTCTCGGGCTCGCCCGTGTTCTTCGACGAGGCGATGTTCCTGCCCGAAGTGTCGATGGGCTCGATCATGCCGGTGATCTCGGCGCAGCCCGACCCGCAGATCTGGTACATGGGCTCGGCCGTCGACCAGACGATCATGGAGGACGGCGTCGTGTTCGCCCGCGTCCGTGACCGCGCGCTGAACGGGAACACGGACCGGCTCGCCTACTTCGAGTGGTCGCTCGATGCCGAGACGCCGGACGAGGTCGAGCTCGAGCTGCCGCGCGACCTCTTGAAGCTCGCAGGCGCGAACCCTGCCTACGGGATCCGGATCTCGGCGGACTACTTGGAGGCGGAATGGCGCGAGCTCGACGCGCGCACCCATGCGGTCGAGCGTGGCGGTGTCGGCGACTGGCCGCCCGTCGACGGCAGCTCAGGCCAGGTGATCCCGGTCGCTCTCTGGGACGCGCTCGCAAGCGAGCCTGTCGCGATCGTGGGCCCGGTGTCGTTCGCGTTCGACGTGACCCCGGACCGATCCGCCTCATCGATCGTCGCCGCAGGGCTGAGGGCCGACGGTGTCCTCCAAGTCGAGGTCGTCGAGCATCGGGCGGGCACGAGTTGGGTCGCCGGCCGGGTCGCGGAGCTCGCGGCCAAGCATCGCCCGTCCACCGTGCTCTGTGACGGAACAGGTCCCGCAGGGTCGCTGATCTACCAGATCGAGCAGCAGGGGATCCAGGTCGACGCGATCGCGGCCGGCGACCACGCGAAAGCGTGCGGCCATCTCTACGACCTCGTGATCGAGCAGCAGATCCGGCATCTCGGCAGCCCCGACCTACGCCAGGCGATCAAGGGCGCCACCAAGCGGCCGCTCGGCGACGCCTGGGCGTGGTCGCGGCGCTCTTCGAACGTCGACATCAGCCCGCTCGTCTCCGCGACGCTCGCGGCCTGGGCTGTCTCGACCGTTCCGTCCGCAGCCGTCTTCACGGGAGCCTGGTGACCGAGCTCGCAGTCGAGTGGCTGACGACGGACGAGGTCCTCTCGCTCCGCTCCGAGATGAACTGGGCCTCGCCGATCGCTCCGTTCGAGCCGGGACAGCTCTGGTGCGTCTGGGACCACGGCCGCACCCTGGAATGGTTCACGCACCCGGCCGACGCGTCCGCCTATCTCGAGGACGGGATCGTCATCGACGGCGAGCGCTTCGACGTGCACCTGATCGACCGCTGGCCACTTCTGAACGCATGGCAGATCCGCGCGTATAGGACGCCGGCGTGATTCATCCGACCGCTGTGATAGGCGATCCGCCCGAGCACCGGGCGCACCGCTGGTCGACGCCGGGCCGCCCGCCGATCATTGCGCAGACCGCGACCCTCGAGGCGTTCGTGACCGTCGACGCCGGCATCGAACAGCCGACGTTCGTGGGGCCGCAGGCGTGGCTGATGAAGCATGTCCACATCGGACACGACGCGTCGATCGGCGAGGGCTGCGAGCTCGCGCCCGGCACCGTCATCGGCGGCCACGCCATCCTCGGGCCGTATGTCCGCTGTGGCATCGGTGTCCTCGTCAAGCCGTTCGTCCACGTCGGCGAGGGTGCGCGGCTCGGGATGGGCGCCGTCGTCATCAGCGACGTCCCCGCGGGCGAAGTGTGGGTTGGGAATCCCGCCCACAAGCTCGAGCGCCACGCCACGCCGCGCGAGTTGACCGAGTGCGAGACCGAGGGCTGGCAGCTTCTCGCCGACGCGGTGAGCCGATGAGCTGGACGATCTGGGATTGCTGGGCAAAGGTCCGCAGCGTCCGTCAAGGCGGGCCGACTGCCACCAAGCCCGCACCCAAGCCGAAGCCGGTACAGAAGTGACGCTGACCGAGGAGGAGCAGCGCCAGGTGTTGCGGTATCGCGAGACGCTGATCACCTATCAGGAAGGCGCAGCCGAGCCACTCGAGCGTCTCAAGGCCGTTGTCGCCTCCTGCACATACAAGCCGGGCTGGAGCATCTACCTCGACGAGCGCGAACGGGGAGGCGAGCATTACGGCGCCGGATACGGCTGGACCCTCAGCATCAGTTTCACTGTCCAGAACAGCGTCGAGCCCGGCCAGATCACCAGTCTTCACTACTTCCCCGTCCCGCCGGCGACATGGGACACCGAGACCTGGGAACGCTGGGTCCTCGACTGCGTCATCGATTGCGAACGCCACGAGGCGATGGAGTTCATCCGCTTCGGCGACCGAGCCCCGTTCTTCCCGACGCACGGCCAGAACAGCTCAAACCCGTATCTGATCGAGCGAAAATGAGACTGATCGCGATCCTCACCTGGTACGACGAGCCGACATGGTGCCTCACCGAGCTCGTCGCGTCCCTCGCGAAGGCTGGCGTCGACCATGTCGTCGCGATCGACGGCGCGTACATGCTCTATCCGGAGGGCCGCGGCCAGTCGCCGGGCGAGCAAGCGCAGGCGATCCTCGCGGGCTGCCAGGGCGCCTCGATGGGCTGCACCATCCACACACCACAGGACGTGTGGTTCGGCAACGAGATCGAGAAGCGCTCGTTCACGTTCGCCGCCGGCCATCTCGTCGCCGATGCCGGTGTCGACTGGCTCTGGGTCGTGGATGCCGATGAGCGCATCCAGGAGACGCTCGGCCTGCGCGAAGCGCTCGAGGCGACCAACTGTGACGTCGCAACATTGATGATCGACGAGGTCAACGACGGCACCCGCGAAGGCGCGTTCCCGCTCCGGAAGTTCTTCCGCGCGCAGCCGACCGGCATCCACCTGGAGCGCAATCACTTCACCTACCTGACCGGCGACGGGCAACTGCTCTTCGAGGGCTACTGCATCGCGAAGCCCGAGCTCGTCGAGGCCGAGAACTTCGGGTTCGTCCGCATCGACCATCGCGGCGGACGCACCAAGATCCGCAGCTTCCAGGCACAGGTCTACTACGACCGGCGCAAGCAATACGGCGCCGAGCTGGTGCCCGGGTGAAACGGAAGCCCCGCGTGCGCGTACACCTGGTCGATGAGAAGCAATCCCAGCTCCCCTCCGTCGAGGGGATTCTTGTCTCCAGGCGCAGGCGCGAGTACATGATCGCGGTGCCGGTGCTCTTGACGCATCCGCAGGCGAACCCGGCCGAGCTCGAATCCCGCTGGCTGTCGATTCCGCGCGAGCGTGTCGCGTTCTACGAGGTCCTATGATCCTGAACCTTCGCGGCGGCCAGCGCGTCGAGTATTACTCGTTCGCGCTGACCGACATGCTCCGGTACGGCTACAGCGGCCTCCGTGGCATCACCGGCGAGGTCGGCGAGCAAGCGATCCGCGGCATCCCAGCGATCAACCGAGCCGCCCGGATCCGCGCGGAGGCGATCGCATCACTCCGGTTGCGCTGCTGGCAGGGCGAAGGGCCGGACCGGAAACGTCAGGACAAGACGTGGCAGGGCAAGCTCTTCTCGGACGCCCCGAACGAATGGCAGACCCGATTCGACTTCTGGGAGACCGTAGGCGAGTCATTGGCGTATCGCGGAAACGCGTACATCTGGAAGCTCACCGATCCCGACAGCTATCGCGTCATCGCCTGGTACGCGCTGCATCCCGACCAGGTCGCCTGCAAAGGACCCGGCCGGTACGAGATCACGATTAACACCGGCTACATCGACCCGCTCGGACGCGGTCCCGGCAAGTACATGGTCGACTACGACACCATCCTGCATGTCCGCGGCCACGGCGCCGGCGGCATGTTGGAAGCCCCCTCACCGATCAAGGTGTTCCGGGCCGCCCTCGCCGCGCCCGTGGAGCGGCAGAACCACGAGGCGCGCATGTGGCGGCGCGGCACGTCCCTCCAGGTCGCCGTCGAGTTCCCGCAGGGCGTCTCGAAAGAGCAGGCCGACGAGTGGAAGCCCGGCTGGCAGGAAGCGTACGAAGGGACGGGCGGGTCGACGACAGCGGTGCTCGGCGGCGGCGCGAAGATCGTCCCGATCGGCATGACGGCCGCCGACAGCCAGTTCGTCGAGATGGCCCACCTGACCGTCGAGGACGCATCCCGGATCATGGGCGTCCCCGCGAACCTCCTCGGCGCACCGTCGATGGCGTCACAGACGAAGCCGACCCTCGAAGAGGACCTGATGACGTGGCTCCGGTTCGGGCTCGGCCCCGAGCTCGAACGGATCGAGTCGGCGCTCGCCGACGACGACATCCTGTTCCCTTCGCTCGGCCGTTCGATCTATCCGGCGTTCGACACGGAGGCGTTCGTGCGCGGCGACATCATGACCGAGGCGACCGTGCTCCAGCAGCGCGTCCAGTCCGGGATCCTGACGCCCGACGAGGCCCGCCAGATCCTCGGCTATCCGCCCCACCCGAAGGGTGTCGGCGCGATCCCGCAGATCACCCCGGTCGGCGGCGCACCCAATCCGGGCCTGAACGGCAAAGCGCCCAAGCCGCTCGAGCCGGTATCACCATGAGGAGGAATCGATGAGCGACGTCGAGCGCTTCTATGCGGTCGCGCCGATCGAGATGGTCGACGTTCGTGACAACGAGGCACAGGGAACATGGACGATGTCCGGGTACGCGGCCGTGTTCGGTCACAAGGCCGAGATGTACTCCGACAAGTTCGTCCGGGCGACCGTCGAGATCCATCCGGACGCGTTCACCCGCGTATTCGCGGAGCAACGCTTCGACCAGCCGTCCGGCGTCGTGCACTTCAACCGCGGCCACGACATGAACACGTCGGTGGCCGCGACGGACGTGCCAGCCGGGCAGCCGGGCAGCCTCCGGCTTGGCCCGATCGACAAGAACGGCCTGCCGTTCTTGGCGAAAGTGTCGAAGGACGATCCGGACGGGATCGCGCTCGCATCCAAGATGCGTTCGGGGGTTGTCCGGCAGGCGTCGTTCGCGTTCACGACCTCGGGCAACGAGTTCAGCCTTGTCGAGAACGATGACGGCCCCGACGAGGAGAACCGTCTGATCATGGAGATCAGCCATCTCTATGACGTATGCGCCTGTACGCAGGGGCGGTTCTCTCAAACGATTTCAGGTTTGCAGCAGTACGCGAAGCTGCTCGGTCAGCCCGCACAGGGAGACCATCACCATCAGCCCGTCTTGGGCGAGGGGAACAACATCAGCCGGGCAACCGGAGATGGCGCGGCGGTAACACCGCTCGAATGGCCGGACGGGATCGCCGAACAGGCGTCTCTTCACCGGCCGCTCTTCGCGGTGGACGTAACCGAGAGGAAATGATGTCCGACACGGACACCGACAAGCAGTACGGCGAGCTCGTCGACCGCTTCAACACGGCCTGCGCGCTCGTCGACGCGAAGCACACGGCGATCGAGGAAGCGAAAGCCGACGAGAACACCACCGAGGCGCAGCGCGACAAGCTCGTCGAGGAGTTCACCGGCGCCGTCGCACAGCGCGACCGCTACCATCAGGAGCTCCGCTCCAAGGAAGCGCTCGAGAAAGCGCGCGACCAGTACAAGCCGCTCAGCCTCGCAGGGAAGCTGTTCCAGGTGAAGGAGCCCGACATTTACACGTCGGGCGGGCCACGCTCGTTCATGACCGACCTGTACGCCGCCCAGGTCAAGAACGACGGCGACGCGCAGGAACGGATCACCAAGCATCAGCGGCACGAGGTCGAGAGGTACGCGATCACGTCCGCGACGTTCGGCGGCATCATCCCGCCCGCCTATCTCGTCGACATGTACGCGAAGGCGTCCAGGAACGGCCGCGTGTTCGCCGACCAGGTGAACCACGAGACGCTGCCGGACGTCGGCATGAGCGTGATCGTGCCGCGGCTGACGCAGGGCCTCGCGGCGGCGGCGCAGACGACCCAGAACACCACGGTCGTCACGCAGGACATCACCGAGACCGACCTGAGCCCGGCCGTCAACACGATCTCGGGCTACAGCCCCGTGTCGCGGCAGGGCATCGAGCGGGCCGCCTACAGCGACAAGATCCTGTT